ACTGCGCGGCAGTGTTATACAGTTCGGGCGGTTGATGCTGAAGACGTAGCCCAACATATTGAAAAAACTTTACTGTAATTTTAAAGAGACTAACAATGAATTATCTCATAAAAGAAATGATCAAAGCTGCAAAGCAGACTTCTAAGTCAACAGATTGGTATGAACCGGTGTATGTCATGACCCCAGAGCAAATGGAAAAATTCACGCAATTGATCACTGAACAGTGTGCTGAACTATGTGATAGATTTGGAAAAAGGGACATGCATCCAACCGAATGTGCAGGCGCAATGCGCCAAATGTTTAAAGATAACAGTTGAGTTAGGAGGCACGCTGTATGGATGGTTATCATGGCTCAAACGATATTGTAGAAAAGTTGGAATTCGCATGCTATGACACTTTCGCCGATTTATATTGGGGAGAGGCAATGCGGTTACTTGAGGAAAGTCTTCAAGAAATCAAAAAACTAAGACAGCAACTTGCAGACAATTCGAGAGATTGAATTTGTGCCATTCTTCAGCGCCTACAAGGTAAAATCCAAGTAACACCCCAAACCAGATGTTCCTCAGCCTACATTCAGGCGCATAAAATTGTTTACATATAAATTAGTATATGATACAATTACCATATTGATTGAAAGAGGTGCATCATGAAATACTTCTATAGAGATGTGAAGGGCGTTAACGCCGATGTTGAACGCCATCGGGCACGAGAACAAGAGTTACTTCAAAAGATCTCTGAGCTCGAAGGCAAAGAAGATGATATGAGCATCGCAGCGACTCGCACCTACCGCCATCTGTTAAATCAACTGCTGCAGAGTAAAGCGGCTGTTGTTGCAAAAATTGGCAAAAAGAAGAAATAACAACAAAGCAAATTGACACACGGAATCATCTGTAAATTAATATAGATGATTCCGTGTTATTTTAGTTTGAATAAAGGCATGCTATGATTAAATTAAATTTTTGTATTTCAAATCCATTCAAAGAAATAGGTTTTTCGAATATCAAGTGGTGGGCTGGCAAAACATTCATTCCTGATAAAAATTGGGAACTTCAGTTATTGAGATGTAATAACATCATAAAAGCCAGCGTTGAAATAATGTCACCTAGATCATTTCATCAACGAGTTATAGAAGTTGAATTCGGACTTTTGACATTCAATTTTATTTTTTTGATTTATGATACACGACATCATAAATGATAATCAATTTTAAAATTATCAAGTTCATTATATGTCAAAAGAACATTTAGGAGTTAAATCATGATCTGGGTACCTGTAATTGCGGGCCCAATCCAGCGCCGCTACCCAGCTGCGCCGAAGCTTGTTGAAATTGTTTACCGTTGTGAAAATAAGATGATACTTTTGCAAGATATTCACGAAAGAAAAGCAGAACGAGAAATTGAACTACACGGTATGCGCTGGAGTGCGTATAAATGGCGATATACTGATAGCTGGCCCGATGATTGGCAGTATGTAAATGAATGAACGTATTAGACGCGTTTACGTAATGGCATGTTTACATCTTACATTTTTTAATGTATAATTGTTAATCTACGGTATGTATTCTGGAGGCTGACTGTGAACAGACGAATTCAAAAACTTGCAATAGAAGCTGGCTTGAGCCATATGCCAAGCAATTGCCCTGATATGGCGGACTTATATAAGGGAGCCGATTTTGAATTAGAGAAATTCGCCGAGCTGCTTGTTTCTAAGTGTATTTCGGCAGTTTATTGTTCCAACATCAAAGAAAAGAAACAAGAAGCAGTAATTAGAGATATGCTGCATAACGTTTTTGGTGATGCTTATTATCAGCAAGAGGAAAGTCAAACATGAATTCCTTAAATGAGCAGTTGCAACAGCTAGCAGATGACGCAGAGGACTATGCTGATGACGCGGTTGACATTGGAGGAGAATTCCATACAGCGTACACCAAAAAATTATGTGAGTTGATTGTTAAACGGTGTTGCGATGTGCTGTACGACAATGAACTTGGAAATTATCAGGTTAATTACGTGTTAAAAGAACATTTTGGAATTGAATGATGAACATCGGAAAACAGTTAATTCAAGAACTTTCCGAACAAGCTAAAAAATATGCTCGTTCACATGTTGCTGATTGTGAGAGATATGGCTATTATATGGAAGACAATGAATTTCAATTAAGATTTGAAGAAAAATTCGCAGAGCTTATTGTTAACGAATGCATCAAATGCGCTGAATGGGAAGTTATTAGAAATGGTGACACTGAACATAATCGTGCGTGTGGTAAAGTGCGCAGTTCTATGATTAAACGTTTTGGAATTGAATGATGATCTCAGTTAATATTCTAGAAGACCTGGACAAAATTGAAAAAGATGATTGGGTTCGACAACTCAACTTAATCTATACGGGCCAAAGTGATTATCTGCAAACTAATGCCACATACGGTGGCATGCCTATGAACCGTATGAGGTGGATACCTGCTTGGGCCTTTTGTCCCGCTTGGGTAGGAAAAACAGTAGGAGAATTTAGACGAGAGATGTTGAAAAGAGACAGGCATGCAACAGAAATGAGCGATTACGAATTTGTCCGCGGTGACGTGCCGAAACGACATAAGGAGTCGTTGACAGCAGAAGAAATTAAAATTGCTCGAATGATTTGGGAAAAATGATGAATAAAAATTTACGAAATATGATTGAACGTGCAGAAACCAAGGAACATGGGTATTATTTCTTTGATAGAGAAAAATTTGCAGAATTGATTATTGAAAGATGCATTGATATTGTCAGCAATGGTGGAGAATTTGCTAGTCGACCCAAGTTAGTTGAAAAACTTAAAGAACATTTTGGGGTTAAAGAATGAAAAAGCAAGAATTTAAAATTACAAACATTAATTCTGGATTCAGTACTTACTTTTTCGAACACGACTTACATTCGGCAGCCTATCATGTTGAGCGATATATCGTAAGAAACAAGGGCAAGTTTCGAATGGCTGTTTACCGTGTAAATGAATCATCTTTTGGGCCTAGGTGGATTTTACTAAGAACAGAATAATGCAAAACAATATTTATTTTAGCTGAGGCTTTAAGTAGCAGCTTACGTGTGCAGTAAATTAATAATTTTCTACCTTAGTAATTTCTAGTATCTCAGGATTAAAACAGATGAAGTGTTTAACGCCAGCACTTGGTAGAATAAACCCATCATATTTAAGATTTGTCGTCAAAATATTCAACCACTCCTTTGGAGTCTCTCTGTAAAAATCGTACCACACCTGTTCAAGCATTTCGCGAAATTTATTAGGACCCCAGCGATCATATATTGCTCTTGATGCTTTTGCGATAGCAATTTCTGGTTTTTGGTCCCAGTCCTGAAGAATATCTTCTTTATTCGGAGATAGATTAATTAGCTCTTTAATTGTTAATATTGAAAATGATTTTTTTTCCGGAACAAGTCTTGGCGATCTAATTGTTTTTACGGTGTGTACAATATTACCATAATGCAGCGCATCATCAATTGAGTTCGTTAAATAAATGCCTGGACCTTCTTGATCTGTTGCATCAGCTTTGCCAACATTGTCAAGATTAAATCGCTTTATTTCCGCGGTTGAACCGTGATACCATGTCTCATTGTTTTCGGTTAGTTCACATAATAACATGTTTAATACTTTCTTCCAAAAATTATAACTTGGTATTATTTATATTTTGGAGTACCTTTATACCGCGAATAGCGATCTACGATATTCTTCTAGATGAAGAGCATGCCAGAGAGAAGGCCATTTATTAGAAAAATGCTCTGTCACAATGTGAACTAGTCAACATTTTTAGTGTACATTTCTCATGCTTATGGTATAATATGTCTATTGACTAATTCATTCGGAAGATTGAAAATGAGCATGAATGTTTTTATCGTTGCTGAACGTGAAATCTTCTTTAAGCTGGCAGATGGTTCAATTGGCCACGATGTTCAGCGACTTAAGTTTGATGCATGGCAAACCAGAACTGAAGAAACAAACCGTATCCTGGCTTCCGAAAACCCTGCAGCTGCATACATTGCATGGGTTGAAGCCCGCAACAATCCTACAAAAGTTCCAGTCTTTGCTGATGAAGACATCTTTGGTGAAGGCGAACCTGTAGGTTTTAAGACAGTGTGTGAAGCCACAGAGCATGTTAAATGTCTTCGAGACTGGATGAGTGCAGCAGAAGCTAAGGGCTACGTCGTCAAATTTGAAATGATCTGAGATTTGGGAGTCTGCTGAAATCAATGAATAAACTAATTCAAAAACTTGCGTATGAAAGTGCACGGGCAGTAGACGTAAACTTGATGACTCAAGATCCAGCATTTGTAGAAAAATTTGCCGAGTTACTTATTCAAAAATGCGCTCTAGCTCTAGATGAAACAATAGCTCCAACAAGCTGTCCTTTAAATGGCATTGGTTACAAATTAAAGAATCATTTCGGGATTGAATAAAGTAAACAAACATGAGTAACTATACGCCAGACCGATGGGTGGTGATCAAGATTTCTCACGGTGAAAATATCGTGTACAAAGTATTTGCATGTTGGTATGGCGGCTACGCCGGAGGAGATTCATGGAAGATGAATTCGGGGATCACCGGTGTAGTAGAAGAAAACAATTACTACGTTTTTTCCGGCGCCAGCGGGTCTACATACACCTGCCACAAGGAACACTATGGGGTTAACCTGTATGGACAAGGTGTACTCAGCAGCTTGATCGCGCAGGCAGGAGAACTTGGCGCAACCATTGAAATTATGCATGAGGATACTGTTTTCACTGAGATGATTTTTCCGATTTAGCAAAGTTCACCAAATTGATTAGTGTGAACTAGTCAACATTTTTAGTGTATATTTCTCATGCTTATGGTATAATAGGCCTATCGATCAATTCATTTGGAAGATTGAAAATGATGAACGAACAAATCAAACAACTTGCTAAACAGGCTGGTGGAGAATTTTACGAAGGATTTGCTGGAAGCCCAAACTCCGTCAAGTTTACAGAAGACGAATTTCAAAAGTTCGTCGAGCGGCTTGTTCGTGTATGTGCTGGCGTTACTGAAGAATATCGTGGCACTGCATGGGGCAAGGCCGCTGAATGTATTGGTGATTCAATCAAACAACATTTTGGAGTTGAATAATGAACGAACAAATTAAAGAACTATGGCGTGAATCTGTATTGAAACACACAAAAGATCCCATGAACTGGCAGACTGTTGCTGACGAATTTGCCGAGTTGATTGTTCGGGCATGTGCTCAGTTTGTTGAAGATAAGTTTGATTTTGTCGGTGAAGAAATCCTCGTCAAAGAAAAGATGTTGGAACATTTCGGAGTTGAAGAATGAACGAAGAATTACTACAACGATTAGAGAAAGAGGCAGAAAAAATAACTCTTGATATGCCAGCAAGTTTGCATGATAGAGAATTCACCCAGGTATTTAATCTGGAGTTTGCTAGGTTAATTGTAGAGGAATGTGTCAACGTATGCGATAAGATTTATTTTGATCGTTACGCCGATGCCGAAGATTGGGAACGTAGTGAAGAAGGTGACGCTATCAAAAAACATTTCGGAGTTGAAGAATGAACGAACGAATTCGTGAACTTAAAGAGCAGGCTACTAAAGAAATCTGGGGTAATGACCCGTTTAATGGTGCTCCAAGTTTTGAAGGGTATGAATTAGACGAAGAAAAGTTCGCCGAGCTGATCGTGAGAAAATGTGCAAAGGTTGCCAATGAAAATGTAGGACTTTTCACTCCAGGTTGTGGTAATTCTGTGTTAGAACATTTTGGAGTTGAAGAATGAATAAAAAACTTAAAGAACTAACAGAAGTGGTAAGATTTAATCTTGATATGGATGGATCAATGGAACCAGATGAACACGGTCGTTGGATCCATTATGATGATTTAGAAAAGTTGACCGAGTTGATTGTGAGAAAATGTGCTAAAGTTAGTGAAGATGATATTACTGACGGTGATGCATGTTGCACCAATACTGCATATCGCATTGCCAGACAGATTAAGAAACATTTCGGAGTTGAAGATGAGGTTGAAGAATGAATGAAAAACTTAAAGAACTTGCGCTAAAGGCTGGTCTAGGCGATCATCTTTGGTTGGATATTCCAGGATCAGAAGATGTTCAAGTTACAGAAAAGTTCGCCGAATTGATTGTCAGAGAATGTGCAGATATAGGAAATAAGGCCTATAACGATATTGGCAATTACACTTATATCGGCGATAAAATCAAACAGCATTTTGGAGTTGAAGAATGAATAAAAAACTTAAAGAACGTGTTGAACAGATTGATCCAACAATCTATGACCAACTTGATGCCAACGTGTTAGATCCATTTCTACACCAGTATGCTGAGGCGCTGGTTGACGAAATTTATTCTAAAGTGAGAGAAGAACTGATTGATGATGCAGACATTATGGCTCAACCAGATCCTGAAGATAGGCGTTATTTACAAGGTTGCAACGGCGGAACGGTGGATGCGTTATTTCATATTATGAATGTTTTACATGAAGATGAAGACGTTTAATCAATGAATAAAATTTTTCAAAAATTCTTTAGATCTATCCACTCATCCTGGATATTATATGGTTTTTGGGGATACATATTTGTTATAGTGCAATGCGTATACACGCTAATCACAAATGTTGTTGAAAAAGTTTATGAAATCAATAACAAACTTAAGATACAATATCTCATTGTAAAATATCCTCACCTCAAAAGATTGCAAAAACTAGCAGGGACTAAAAATGAAAAATCGTCATGGAAATGAATATCATTTTGAAAAGGTTGATGAAAACGTTTATACTATCGTCGGCGATCTTGATTATTGGAGATACGGTGGTAGAGAAGGTCAACCTAACATTGACTGGAATGACCTAGGATTTGTGGATCCTAGCGGCGGGCCATTTATTGGCCTCGGCAGCCTGATTGATGGCCGCAAAATTACTCGTATTCGCGTAGAGAACGAAAAGATTTTGTTTGAAGTAGAATAAGAAGTAAGACAAATCATAGTTCGCAATTCCAAGACTGAAAATTAGAACTCTGACTAAAAGTATTGTACTTTTTTCATAAAGTATGATAGGATTCTACATATGTGTTTAGATAAGGAGATAGTGCCATGAGCGGCGGCCATTTTGACTACGATCAATATCGTATTGATAATATTGCTAATGAAGTTGAACAATTGATTATCATGAATGGTGTTGAACAAAATACAGGCGAAAATTGGTATGATTATACATTTGTGCAGAATTACTCGCCAGAAGTTATTGAAGAATTTAAAAAGGGTTTAAAAATATTGCGTATGGCAACAATTTATGCACAGCGAATTGATTGGCTTGTGTCAGGCGATGATGGTGAAGAACAATTTCTTAAGCGTCTAGCGGCAGACCTCGATGAGTTGGAAAACAAAAAATAATAGGCGCTTATCATGAAACAATGGACAGTAAAAATATTTAATGGATTTTCTACTAGTGAATTCCAAAGGTATGGCACGTATGAATATGTGCGTAATTCATTGATCATGCTTCCGCCATCGCATATTTGGAGTATTCAATAATGAAATCACAACCTGCCCTTGGCCGGCTTGGCATCCTCATGTACTCAGCGCTCAATAATAGCTATTTTATTAGAGTTTACGATGAAAATAAACTTAGCATGTTTAAGGACTATGACTTAAAGTTATCTGATTTATGTTTTGAAATTGCAGATGAGGATGCGTATCTCTATGAAGATGGTGATAAACTTTGGATTGATTACAGCCCTGAGACACTTGGGATAAGCACAGATGAATAGTTTAATTAGGCAAATTACGGAAGACGTCATTTCTGACATTGACGTCGTTTATGAGAACAATCCGTTAAATGAAGAATTAGAAAAAATGTACATCCCAGATTGCTTCATTCAAAAATTTACCGAAGCAATCGTGAAAAAGTGCATAGAACAAATTGGGTTAGAATGTGAAGATTTTGAAAATGGGAATGTTTTTGGAACGCCAGCTGGCGAGAAACTCTTCCAATCAATTACTCGAGAATATGGCCCAAACAAAGAGCGTGGCTTCAATCCGGTAGCCCTCAGCTTGCATTTTGAAAAAATGCTAAAAGCAAAATTTGGAGTTAACGATGAATAATAAAAAGTTCAAGCAGCTCGCAACAGAAGCCGGATTATTGACTTATAATCCTACCGGCGAACATACAAAATTAGAAAAATTTGCAGAATTTATTCTTAGAGATGCCATACGTCAAATTGAAAGGACTGGCGTTTTAGAACAAGATTCTCAGGCGCATATGTACGTAGATACGCTAAGAGACTATTTTGACGTATTTTGAATTATAATTAACAGAATATTTAATTTCATAATAGGCATAAAATAAGCAAATCATGACCGAAACGATGACACAACCAAATGAGTTGCTTGCAAAGCTGCTTGCGGCAGAAGATATTTCCGTGCGTTTTAATTCAAATATTGAAAGCTTGGCAGCCTTTGACTTAAAATCAAGGGTTCTTCACGTATCTAAGCTCAACAATGAAATGCAGAAATTCATGCCAGCGCTATTGGTTCATGAAGTTGGTCATGCTTTATACACCAATATGCCCGAAGATGTTAAGCCAATTGACATTTTTAATAACTGCCGCTTTCTGCAAAATGTCTGGAACGCCATCGAAGATGGATATGTGGATCGCAGAACTGGTAAAAAATATCCAGGAATTAAGCAGAATAGAACTGAGTTGTTTGATGAAATATTCAAGAATGATGAAAAAGAAACATGCAGAGCAATTGAGCTATTAAATTTATTAATAGCAAACTGCAAGGGATTCCCGATCGGGAGATTTTTCGATTGGCCGGAATATCTAACACCAGAGCATCGCGAATTATTTAATCAGGCGATATTTCTCAATGAGCCAGAGTTAATGGCAAGAATTTCATTTTCGAATTTGGTGAAAGAGGCCATATCAACTTATGGTGATGCCACCGACATCGGAGATGGTGATATCATTCTTTCGCCAGACGATGATGGTGCTCCAAATGGAAGTCAGCAATCAGACACTGATAAAATGGGGGACGGAAAAGGTCAATCCAAAAAACTGACAGATGAGCAGCTTGATGAAATTTTGCAAAATAATAAAAACGATGTTCTGAATGATGACACCATTAATGAAAAATTAAAAGATCAAGATATTAATAATCGAGAAAAATTTTCGGGTAATACCTGGATTGAAGAGGATATTGGAAATTTACGTTTTCCATCACAACAAGATATTCTAGAATTAGCAGATATTTTTGACATTTTTGAATCTAGGGATTCAGATAGGGCCGCCTATTCTGATTATGGTTATCCAAAATTTTTAGATATTCACCCGGTGTTTTCTGAACTCAAACACAATTTCACCAAAGTGAACAAAGACGCAAAATCTACTGCGCAGAAATTGTTCTCCGGATTTATTAAGCAAGTAAAGGCATTCAATTTTGCTTCAACCGGTTTTAGAAAAACCGGAACATTAAATCCAACAAAAGCGAGCCTATATCAAATTCAAGATGACATATTCATCAGTCGGAACATTCAGCCAAATCAACAAAATCATGCATACATTGTTTTGTTAGATTGGAGCGGCTCAATCAGAAAAGATCTTGGCGCATTAATTCATAGAGCTTTTGAATTAACTCACTTTGCGGCTCTTGCTGATATTGAGCTTGAAATTTGGCTTTACACTGATACCAGCAGTAATCCTGCTTCATTCGCCAGCCGTCTTAAAGACATGTCTGTTGATCAACAAAATCGTTATAAGGGTTTATTGTTTAGGCAACCAAAAATTATTAAGATTCTAAATACTAAGAAAAATAAATATGAATTAAATGACAGACTGTTAAATCTTTTTATTTCTGCGCATCTCGCAATTTCTGAAATTTTTAAATTCTGTAACAAATCCACCGCAGCAACAACAATAACAACAAAATGGAAATCCATGATTGCTGGTCATGGAGTGTTTAATCTATTTGATAGTGGAATTGGCTCAAGCAGGATTAAGATGAGAGAAAAATATAAGTCGGTTAAAGATCAAATTATGCAAATATTTGAATTGCTGTCCGAAGAACAGCGACTAGATATGTTCAAAAGCATTCTGAAAATGACTGACCTGAATGGCACAACAATTTTTGAAGCCATGAGCTTGGCCGGAAAACAATTAGAAAATATGAAAGCTGAAGTTAAAAATATCATTTTATTGACAGATGGCGATGATTCAATTTTTTATGGGGTGATTGGAAGATTTAAAAGTATTTTAGGAAAAACACAACTTAATTGTGACACTACGTTTGGTATTACCCACGGCCTGCCGTACAATATAATCAAAAAAATTTCAAACGGTGAAGAATCATTATCTTATGATGGCACGCAATTGTCACAAAAAGACTTTTTATCTCTGTATTCCGAGAGAGTCGCGTGGGGCGAGTCAAATACGAAAAGAGTTGGTTTAAAATTAATTCTTAAAAAATTAAAAAAACAAGGCATACACGTGAACGCCATAGGTTGGAATTTAATTCCAACGCTTGAAATGCTAAATTCGCATTTATTTGGAAAAAATTCTGTAAACATTATCACGCGTACCAGAGGAACATTGCATCGTTACACTCAGATGGACAATCCATTTATTAAAAATATCATCAAGTCTCTTCTTAATCAACACTAAAATAACTATTCAGGTTGTGCAATAAAGATGATACAATCTAATTTTATCGGAAAGTTAAATTGAACGATTTTTCATCATTCGAACAATTGATTCGCGCAAATGTGTTTTTGAAAACCCCAAGTGCCACTGGGTTTGAAAGAACAAAGTGCGCCATTTGTAATGATTATAAGGATCGTGGTGGCTTTAAATTTGAATCTGGAAAAATTGGATATTCATGCTTCAATTGTCAATTTAGAGCAATCCATGATGAGACGGCCAACAAGGTTTCAGGAAATTTTAGAAAGCTGTTGACCTCATTCGGAATCTCAGAAGAACATATCAACTCAGTAATAGCCACAAAGTTTCTGACTAAAGAAGAACCAGAAATAACACTCAAAGCTTTAACTAAGCCAAAACAGGGCACCTTCCTAAGAGAGGTAGCATTACCTACAGAAGCTAAAAAACTAAATCCTCTAGAGCCCCTCGATGACCTGGAGCAGCAAACCGTGGAGTACCTGGAAAAGCGTCGGGCGCTTAGACCAGATTTGACGTTCTTCACGATCAAAGAAGGTAAACTTGCAGGCCGGTTGTTGATACCATGTTACTATCGAAATAAGTTAATTTTTTGGACTGCCAGATCTTTCAACGAGGCAGAAAAGCTTAGATACATCTCATGCTCCGCACCAAGCTCGTCGGTCATGTTTGGGATGGATGAACTGCATCGCCATACACAATTGCCATTGTTGGTTTTTGAAGGAATTTTTGATGCGATCCCATTTAATGGCATAGCATTGCTTGGAAGTAAATTGAGCGAAAGCAAAATAGAATTATTAAAAACTACTAAAAGGCGATTAATTTTCGTGGTTGACCGAGACAAAAATGGCACGATGCTTGGTGAAGCCGCAATCAACGCCGGCTTTGAAGTAGCTTTTAATCCGCCAGGTTTCAAAGACACTAATGAAGCATTAATAAAAACCGGAGCTCCATGGGTTGTATATAATATCATGAAAAGTATTCCACCATCTACCACAGAAGCATTATTACGATTAAAATTAAATATCATATCGCCAAATGGAACCAAATAAACAACAACATTTAGTAAGCTGTCTTGCAAGTAATCCAGAATTATTTGCCATCTGCCATTCAATCATAAAGCCTGATTATTTTGATCCAAGCGTGCGTAAAGCCGTTAGGTTCATGCAAGAATTTTTCAGCAAGCACAAAGGATTGCCATCCATCAAAGCAATCAAGGCTGAAACTTCAGTTGAGCTCGAAAGTCTCCAAGTACAAAAAGCCGAACTTGATTATGTTGCGGCTGAAGTCGAAACTCTATGTCGCAACCAAGCTATCACCTCCGCAATCATTAAATCTGTAGAATTACTCGAAAAACAAGATACTGGCGCAATTGAAAAATTGATAAAAGAAGCAGTATCTCTTGGATTGACCAAGGATCTTGGCGTAGATTATTTCGCGGATCCTGAAAAGCGGATGGCCGAAGCAGAATCTGCTTTTAAACCTATGTCGACTGGACTGACTGAACTTGATGATGTTATTAACGGTGGGTTGATGCGGCAAGAAATTATTCTCTTTATGGCAAACTCTGGCGTTGGCAAGTCAATATTCTTGGCAAATATTGGTGCTTATCTGGTAGCTCAAGGATTAAATGTTGTGTATATCACGCTTGAGTTGGCAGACAAAATTGTTGCGAAACGTTTTGACTCGATGATCACTGGAATTGAGCAGTTCAAGTTGCAATCCAATAAACAGATGGTCATTGCTGAAATTGAAAAGCGGCGGGAAAGTTATGGTAAACTCCAAATCAAAAGAATGCCAGAAAGCGTAACATCCGCAAATCAAATTCGAGCATACGTAAAGCAGTTACAGCTTGAAGCTGGCTGGGATCCGGATGTCATCATCATTGATTATCTTGACATCATGGCTACCAATAATAAAGTCGCTGCAGATAATCTCTTTATCAAAGACAAGTATTTGACTGAAGAAGCACGGGCGCTTGGTGCCGAATTCAATTGTGCGGTGTTATCAGCTTCACAGATGGGCAGAGCTGCTCTTGACGCCGAAGAAATTAATCAAGGTCATATTCAAGGTGGTATTTCGAAGGTTAATACTGCAGACTTTTTATTGGCAATCATTCAAGATAATTTAATGAGAGATGCCGGTGAATATGTAATCCAAGTCGCAAAAGCGCGGAATGCGCCAACTGTTGGCAAAACCGTTACGCTGGGCTGGGATGCAAAAACTTTACGTGTGACTTCACTTTTAAATGGTGGCCTTAAGAAGCTATCCCCAGAACAAGCCAGAGAAGAAAAAATTAAATCATCAAAAAGTTTATTAGACTTGATGAAAAGTTGAAAATTCTATTTAATAAATATCTTGTCCCCGTATCCCATATCATAATACATAGGAGAAGTATATGACACAAGAACAAAAAGTTCCAACCGTAATGATTGATGGTACCGATTATGAAATTGACAAGCTAACCCCAGCAGCCAGGACGTTGATTTCATTTTATCAAACCTGGAGCAATGAACTGGCTGTTGCGCGTTTGGAAGTCGCAAAGCTTGAAGCTGCTCTACGTCAACTGTCAACAGAAATTATTTCAACTGTTAAATCAGAAGGCGATGCTACTACAGCCGCAGAATAAATTTCAATAATTACAAAACGTAATTAGCTTAAGCTGCCCAATTAGGGCAGCTTTTTATTTTCTAAGATGATTTTAATCAGATTATATTGAGATTTGCTTAATACTGAATTGATATTTTTAGAATTATTATTTGTTCAGCAGAATATATAAATAGATTACTACAAGCAGGATAATTTCCTAGAATTTCGGAGATCTAGAATGGCTATTTTGTTCAACGAGTATCTCATAAAAGATGCTTTATATTATAATTTGACGCACAAACATACGCGTGATAGAGATAATGATGTAAACAACTCAACATATGCACCTTTTGGTACCGGTAAAACCATATATCTTTATGATAGTTCTGTAGTGCCATACCCAGCAAATGCAATTGATAGCACGTTTGAAACCTATAGTCCCGGCGGTAACCCAATACTTGATGATTATCTTTATTCCCAAGCTTTTGATTCCAACATCACCATCGATGATAATGCTACACGAGGAGATGTTCGTGATGATAAAATATATTTCAACACTGTGCTTTTTTCAGCTACTAAATCGGGCACACCAAATTGGTTTTTAATAAAAGCTGGCGGCAATGATCCAACAGATAATAGCGTAGTTACGATTTCTGATTCTGTTGGAATTCCAGGAACAAATAGCCTATTAACTGTTTCAACAAGCACTGTTACCACAGGCCAAGCGATTATATGCTGGTTTAATTTGTCTATTATATAAGAGAGAAAAATTATGGCAACAATTAAATTTTCTAAAAATGCAGCATATTTCATGGGCGCCGGAAAAGCATGGGATGTCCAGCCAGATCCTCAAAATAATAATCATCGTGGCTATGGTTTATGGGATACAACAGCATCATCTGCCATATTTGGGGGCCCAGCTGGAACAAGTACGATTCACAGCGTATTAAACATTTATAAAGGAACAGTGCCTGGTGTTGACGAGTTTAAAGATTTGGCTTCAAGAGAAAGTGATTTATTAATATCATTTAAATTTTATGGTTATAGTTCGAGCGTCTTATCTTTGGGATTTATTGATGCGACTGATTCCCATAGATACGTTTGCGGAAGGCATTTAAATTTTGTTCCAGCCGAAAGATCTGGACAAGCTACATGGTTCGCGGCAGTGAATTATCGTGAACAAACTGCGTTGCATAAACAAACTGTTGCGACTAGCACATGGGTTGTTTCTTCATCTTTATTGACTAACACTAAGTTATTCAATGAACCGATTTTATTTGGTACGCCGGACGCATACACGGCAGTAACTGGCACTGTCGCAACACTAACAACTTCATCGGTTTCAGGAGATAGCGCAACATTTCAATTTAATGTGGCAGCTACCGGAACTGTCGCAATGTCATATACCGCAACATTCTTTGGCGGCGGATTTGGTGGACAACCAACAATTAGTCCTCTAGTTGGAACAGTTACATCAGATTCTTTCATTTATGGAAATTTCACAAATGCGATGAACGCATATAATTACACTGGGGCTGCGCCATATGCGCATTATCGTAGAGGCGCAATGATAGGAACTGTTGGGCAATTATATACCACCGCGGATATGCAGATTTTAACTACTAACATTGTTGCTGGTCAAAGGTATAATTGCGCCGGAATTTTCTTGAATTTTCCACAGGTATGGACAATATAAGATATGCGCCCGGTCATTCTGATTTGGCGGCCCTCAAAGGCTCCACTTTGGGGACCGGAGAATTTTACAACAACTGATGTTTTTCTAGATATTCCGGTAACATTTACGGCATCTGAGATATTCACATTTTTAGATGTCGATTATTATAACCAAGTACCGTTAAATTTAGATAAAAATGAAATATTAACATTTCTTGCTGAAGATTATCAGAAGCCCGTACCAGTTTCTTTCCAAAAAAGTGAACTATTAACTTTTCTATCAAATGATTATCTAAAACCAATTCCTACATCTTTCCAAAAAAGTGAACTATTGACTTTTCTATCAAATGATTATCTAAAACCAATTCCTACATCTTTTGAGAAAACTGAATTATCAACATTTGTTACTAACGATTATCTAAAACCAATTCCTACATCTTTTGAGAAAACTGAATTATCAACATTTGTTATTGTAGATGCGCTCAATCCTTTACCTATAAAATTGGAAAAAACTGAATTATTTTGCGCAATAGATATTAATCAAACGCGCGTTATTCCAATTTCTACGGTCAAAGAAGAAATTTTTACATTCATTGCCGATAATAATAAAAAATCAATTTCAGAGTTTCAATCATTCGACAAAATTGAAATTCCTGTATTTCTGGGATTGGAAAATTTAGTCAATTTGCCGGTAAGCTTTAATATAGAAAGCTCTGACCAATTTGTGAGTTTAAATAATTTCAAAAATATACCAAATCAGTTTAATATAGAAAGTTCAGATGAATTTTTAAGTTTAGATAATTTAAAAATCTCTCCTATAGTTTTTCTAAAGAATCAAGCAGGTAATCACTTTATTCCTAATACTACGAATAATATAATTATTCCGCCAGTTTTCTCAGGACAGAACGATCAGTTTTCCACAATCTTTAGCAGCAACGACCCTTTAATTAGTGCTGATATAGAGTTTGATACTGATAATCAGATGTCAAATTCATTAGTATTGCATCAAAAAAATACTGAAACAGTGCCAGCTTCATTTTCTATCCCGTCATTTACTGTTGAAATTCCGCCATTGAGCGGACCAGAGACGATATCTTCTACAGATCCAGATCTTTTCTTATATAAAAATTCTCTGCATTTTAAATTTGAGGGTGATGCTGGGCAGACATCAATTACTGAGTTGACAGAAAAAATTGTAACTTCAAACAGCATGCAATTAACTAATGCGACAAGATTTACAAATGATCAGAATAATTCACAAACTAAGGCAGCATTAACACGCGCTGAAGGTGCGTATGTTAGTGTTGGTATATCTGCAACCGCTTTTATTGATAGAAGTTCTAATACTACATTAACAGCCTACGGTTCACCACCAGTTTATGATTTTGGACCATTTACGTCAAATTTGGGATCATCCGTGTATTTTGATGGAAATGGTGAATATTTAATTACAGGCTATTCAGCAATTTCAATAACAAATCAGGATACCGTAACTTATGAGTTTTGGGTACATCCTAAGAAAACAGATTTTGTTTATGAAAATGTAATATTTCTGAATTATTATAATTCTCAGAATAATAAACATTATTGCTCAATTTCCGCAGCTGGAGATTCTCTAATTTATTCAGAAGATACATCAGTATCTAGTACGCTTAGATTAACTACGCCAGCGGGGTCTTTGCAAAACAATGCATGGTCACATGTGGCAATTATTAGGAAACCAGCGGCGCCGTATGTCAAGATTTTTATTAATGGGGTTCTTTCAGCACAAACTTCAACTGGCACACTCTTATCAGCAAATAATCATTATTTCATAATTGGTGGCAATTCACCAACATTATCTTTGCGTGGCTATCTTTCTAATTTTAGAGTAGTAAATGGCGTAGAAGTTTATACATCAAATTTCGTTGTTCCTAAAAGAAAATTGCCTGTTATAGCTGGCACACAACTATTAGCTCTACAAGATGAAAGTAAAGTATTAGATTTAGCTGATAAAAATTTTACTATAGAGGGCTGGTGGAGTCCATTTAGATTGTCAAGTGGTGGTGCTTTAGTTGGAATATGGACAGACACCACAGCAACATCGAGCTGGTTAGTTTCTCAAGGCTCTGACCCGTCTCAGTTAGCATTTTCAATTTCTGATGGTTCTAACGTCACGTCATTTGAAGCAAAAAAAGATAATGCTGAACATTCATCATTTTCAGCATTAGGTTGGTATCACTGGGCAATCGTCAGGCGTAATGACATGATTCAGGGATTCGTGAATGGTAAAAAAATTAGCTCATTTACCGGGTTTTTTGATGGCCTAATTAATCCTCCGTCAACTTCTTTGCGAGTTGCAACAATTTCTAATAATAATAAGCCAAGCCTTGGAGTCTTTGACGATATTAGAATAACACGTGGAATAGCCAGATATTATGATGATTTTACTCCATTTCGGCAAACATCAGTTGAACCGCCAATATTGCCTCTGCATTTATTGCATTTTGATGATACATCATCAATGCAATTCATTGATGAAATGCAATCAAATTGGACATATCATAGTGTAGGTTCTCCGGCGAGTTCTGCTACTATAGTGTCAAATGCCGCGGCATTTGGTTCCGGAGGTCTATCTGTAGCAGGTGGCTCCGGAATTAAAACCACGCCTAATCAAAATGTCTTAAATTCAGATTTCACCATTGAAGCATGGATATATCCAAGATCATTTAATACTGGCTCTGTTAACACGATAATTTCCCAAGATTTGACGTCTGTCACGGGATTCACAATATCAATAACATCAAGTTCAGCTACGCTTTCTTATCATTCTGATGGAAATTATACAACTGCTACAAACTTTTCAGCTAATTCATGGTACCATCTTGCAATTCAGAGGAAAAACTCTTCTCATTCATTTTTTATCAATGGTAAAAAATATATCCCAACAGGGTCTGGTAATAGATTTTCAAGTGCGACATCTACTCTGTATGTTGGGGCATATACTGCGAGTAATGTTTCATTCAATGGTTATATCGATGAATTGAGAATTTCAAATTTTGCAAAATACACTGAAGATTTTAATTTGCCGGCACTAGCATTTTCAGAAAATATTAATCAGGAAGATATTATTCCTAGAAATTTACTTCTGTATTATGACCCGTCAAATTCATTCTCATACGATAGAAATGAGCCAGGCGTAGCATTAAATATTGTTAATGACCAGACAGAAATGTCCATCGGCGGCGGTCATAATTTTGTTCACGCCACTTCAAATGCATTTTCATTTTCATGTTCTGAATCAGATGGCACATCAACATACGTAATTGCTGAAAATATTGATATCGAGACAACTGGCGATTTTACTATAGAAATGTGGTTAAAATCTGATGAAAACTCAAATTGTATATATTCATATTCTTCAACTAATCTGATGCTACCTGCTACGATTTCTTCAAATGCACCAACTGGTCTACCAAATGTTTGGGATCATATTGTTCTTTCAAGAAATAGCGGCGTCGTTTCAGGATATAAAAATGCGACGTTGTGGGGTACTGGAAATGATTTCTCCGATATTTCAAATATTCAATTTGGCTCAAGAACTATTAATTCTATTTTAGATGTTGGCCTAATGCGCGTGTATAACAGATCACTTGCGCTAGCTGAAATCACACAAAATTATAATGCACAAAAAGATAGATTTTATAAACCAGAGCTGATAATTAGATTAGAGTACGAAGAATTTCCTAATATTTTTGACACTTCTGCTTATAATTATCCTGTTAATTTAATTGGCTCAGCGACCATAACAACAACCGATTATAAAAAGGGTTTATCATCTTTTTATAATCCAGATTCATCATCTGGAATTTATTTTGAAAAAGGAATAGTTAAACCATTAGAAATCGCAGATTTCACATTTGAAACTTGGTTTAAACATGCTGGTTCCGTTGGCACACAGACACAGTATATTTTTTGCATGACTTCAGATCCAACCAGCGCTTTAGCTGATGCTAGTGACATGTCAGTGAGCTTAGAAACTGTTAGTGGAAGTCTTAGGCCAAAATTTTCAGTTAGAAATAATGGCGCGTTAACGTCAGTATTAAGCAGTAACTCAGCTCCACCGAACATTTGGAATAATCTTGCTGTTACACGAAGCGGAAATATTTTTAGGGCATTCCTAAATGGAACTGTTTTTGCAACAATTTTAGATGTTACTACGAATTTTTTAAATTCGTCATGGCACTTTGGAAATTTTTATAAGCAGGTTGGTGGTAATAGATTGGGATTAAACGGTAGACTAGATTCTACAAAATTGCTAAAAAATTCTTGTTTATATACAGGTGATTATAATGTTCCTGATTCCGAAGTTGAGCCTTTGGAGCCTTTAACTTTAGAAGGAAACTCCATAAATGATCTAGATATATTTATGTTTGACCAAGTTGGCGAAAATTCATTTTTCGCGAAATTTACTTCACCTTTAGATGTTAAGATGATAGCTTCATGGTCAGATACAACGAGCTCAAATACACCATTAACATTAATTATGCCAGACGAAATAGTGAATAATTTAGACATCACTATGACGTCTATCCCAGCTAGTGGTGAAAATGCAGTATTGACTTTATTTTCTCCAGATAGTGTTATAACAAGCTCAATAGATGTTATGGCGTCATCTCTTCCTGCTGATGGCCAATCAGCAGTACTGACACTATTTTCACCAGAATCATCGTCGCCAAGTGAATTGCCAGTTTTCTTAACAAGATAATTTTAAATAATATTGCATTTAAGATAAAACTTGACATTAAATGCCATTTTCGAAAATGGCATTTAATTTGTATTATTTTGTTGTTCTAATAAATAACAGGTACCTTTTACCTAATTTAACCTTAGGGGAATTCAATTATGTTAGTCGACGGCCTTAATCTGGTGGAAGGTTCCACCGCAACAAATTTAGTCCTGGCCTCAGGAACTGTAAATCCTTCAAATCCTAATGTTGGCGAATTGTTTTACAGGACGGACAATCAAGCAATCGTAGTTTATAATGGTTCAGCATGGGTTGAAGTTGCTGGTGGAGGAGGTGGATCAGGCTCAGTAACTTCCATTAATGCTACCTCATCAGATATCACAGTTACTGGCGGCCCAATTACTTCATCAGGCACCTTAACATTATCTCTTAACAATTCTGGCGTGTCTGCTGGAACATATACTAAAGTCACTGTAGACGCAAAAGGCCGAGTAACTTCAGCAACAACATTATCCGCAAGCGATATTCCATCCCTGTCTGATACTTATCAACCTCTTGATGCCGATCTTACTGCAATTGGTGGATTATCTGGCTCATCAGGTATTTTAAAGAAAACAGCAGCCAATACTTGGTCTCTTGATACTAACACATATCTGACTGGCAACCAATCAATTACTGTGTCTGGTGATGCCACTGGTTCTGGTGCTACAGCAATTTCATTGACATTGGCCAATTCTGGTGTAAACACAGGCACATACACTAAAGTTACAGTGGACGCAAAAGGCCGAGTGACAGCTGGAACCACATTAACAGCCGGAGATATTCCTACATTATCTCAATATATGTTAAAAGAAGGAGATGTAGCTACTGGCACTATGACAGTCACAAATCTCGTGCTAGGCGGCTCAGCAGAAATTAAAACTTATACGGAGACATATTTTTCTGTAGGCAGTTCAGCATCAACTACATTAGATCTTTCTTCAGGTACTACTGTTTTATTATCATTGGGCACAAGTATTACCAACTTAAGTTTTATTAATGTTCCGCCTGCACCAAAAGTGTCAGCCTTAAATATGTTCATTGAACAAGCTGGTGGCGGAAGTAAGACAATAACTTGGCCAAATACTGTTAAATGGGGAAATGGCACTGCACCAACGCTATCAACGACTGCGACACGTGTTGATATTATTACGCTAATTACTTATAATAGTGGAACATCTTGGTTTGGGTTTATTTCTGGATTGAATTTTTCATAATCTAATTCAGAGATAAAAATATGTTAGCGTTAAAATTAACAACTGCCGCTGCCGGGAAAATTCTGTTGGAATCAGGACTGCCTGACTTGACGCTAGAGGGAAGCGCTATATCTGATTTAGAAGTATTTGTGATTGGACAGATTGACACGAATACATTCTTATCTGGACTAATTTCACAATTGGATGTTAGCGCAGATTCTCTACAAGCAACTGGCGTGAGTTCAGTTAAAACGTTATTTTCACCATCTGAGAATGTCGCTGATATTATACCGCTGTCATTATCATCAATAGTAGAGTCAGGAAGCTCAGTGGTTGCGTCATTCTTCGCAACCTATGATAGTACACCAAATGAAATACAAATTTCTCTAAAATCATCATCGGCGTAATACCATGATAATTAACAAGTTATAGGAGTATATTTAAAATGTCTCTTCTTTATCATCCGAATATTAAAAGAGTTTTTGCTGAAAGGGGTATTAGACTAGGTCTTTGCGGATCTATTACTGTATATTCCGGAACACAACCAACTCCTCAGACTGTAATAAACAATTGGACACAATATAACGCGAACTCATCAGCATGCTTGTGGCACGGAACTAATACAATCTGGAGTCTTCAGAACTCTTTAGTGGTATATGCATCTACGTTGCCAAAAGCTTTTACTCCTTACAGGGCAGGAACTGCCACATGGTGTATTTTATGGGGTATTAGTACTGTTGCTGGAACAGCTATTTCTGATGTATATTATGGAAATAATAATGGCGGGCTTCAGGCAGTTACGCCACAAATAGGTTCATCAACTATAGCCACCACAAAATTCATAATAGCGGACGTGTCAAGCAGCGCCGGAACTGGCGTAGTTCGTTTTTCTTCAGTCAATTTCACTACCGCATCAGCAATACAGCCTGTTGATATCGGTATTACTATAGCGTGAGGTGGATAAATGGGAACAATATATTTAAGTCCAGCATTTGCGGCCGGCGACATATATTCAAGTGCTAAAAGAATATTTGAATTAACAACTTCAGCAGCTATTACCACAGGCACGTCTCAGGCTATATTTCAGAGGCAGATAGGTTCCGGCTCAACACTCTATCCAATTGGCAGAATAACTATCCATAGCGGTGTTATGCCAACCTCTATTTCGACCGTTACGTCATTTGCATCATACACTTCTACAGTTTTATGCACTTTCCGCAATGATAACGGTGGTGTAACCTTTGCTCCTTCAGACATATCATTTTATGGCACGCCATCAGTAATAACGTCCGCGTATGTCACAGCAACCATGAGCGGCACTGCCACCTGGTTTTTATTATCATCAGCTGCAGCAAGTTCAAATACCTTTGACAATGGATTATTATGGCATCAAATAGTAGGTTCTGTAGGTCCAATCGGCGGCAGTGATGACCTCGTCATTTCAAACGTGAATATAACAGCGGGCCAATTAGTAAGAATCTTTAACTTGAGATTCTCAATTCCAGCGACATATACGTTCTAAGTTTTTTAATAAAAACGCGAAATAAATCGGGGCATTAAACGCCCCCGATTTGATAAATATTACAACATATACCTATTATGCCCAAAGGATCTATAAAATGCTCGCGTTAAAATTGACTACTGCTTCTTCTGGTAGAATATTACTACTAAGTTCTTACACGCCTCCAGGACCAATAGAGGTATCAACCGGCAATGAATTAACATCTTTTTCAGTATTCTTTGATGGGGAAGTTGGTACTACTGCTACGCTAAATAACACGTATATTGATTCTTCACCAAATAATTTAACAGTAACTGCTTCTAGTAATTTGTGGGGTCAAAGTTCTTTTAGTCCATTTGGCAAACAAGGGTGGTGTGCCTCTTTTGATGGGTCCAATTCTTTAGTTTCTTTTGGCAACACACCCGTCGGCGTTAGGTATCCGCAATTCAGTTTCATGCATAATTCAACCGCAACATTCACTTATGAGTGTTGGATTTTCAGAGAAACTAGCGTTGCTAATACATTAATAGATAATACTGATAATACTATAAACACGAATACAGGAACTCGAATTGGTATATATGCAGCTAGCGTAAACACGACAAGTAATAAATTATACATGCAAGTAGTTGGTACTACAAACACTCTCGCGGTTGATGCACGTTCTTCATCAGAAATTGCACTAAACACCTGGACACATATTGCAGTCACATATGATCGCTCAATTATAACCGGTACTGCAAAAATTTATATCAACGGAATTTTAGATGGAGTAGCAGACAGAGGACCGGGTAATCCTAATGATTTAGGTTCCAGGTCTCCATTATACATAGGTCTAAGCAAAGTTAACGGCTCTGGGCAGTTTCAGGGCGCAATGTCTGATTTGAGAATTTCAAATACTGTTTTATATAACTCAAATTTCACGCCTCCGACTGCACCAGTAACTGCGTCGTCAGCAACTACTGCACTTTTAACTTTCCAGCATCAAAATAGTAGAGTTGTAGATAATAGTGTGAATAATTACACTCCTGACAACATGGTTGGTAATAGAGCAGACCAAGGCACTGGTTCTAAGTTTTCTATTTCTCCTGGGAGTCCATATAAATTTTCATTATACACGTCTTCCACAGGCGGTTCTATGTGTTTAGCAAATGCAACTTATCTAACAGTTTCGTCTTCAACGGCGTTAGTTTTAGGTTCAGATGATTTCACTATTGACTGTTGGGTCTATACATACACGGCCGGCGCAGATTTGCCAGAGTATGATCCACCATTATTATCTAGATTAGACACTAGAGCAAATCGTAATTTTTATATATCTTATAATAGGCGTTTAGGTTTTGGAACTTCTACAGCGCGTACGTTTGAATCATCGATAGAAGTTCCGGGTGATCAATGGACGCATGTCGCTGTTGAAAGAAGTAGCAACACCATGAGACTTTATATTAACGGCGTGATCGCCGGCACAACAACAACAAATCTTCCGGTTTTAACACAGCAAAATAATTTGATAATCGGTCGTGGTGCGGATCTATCTCGTGGAGCGATTGATGGATATATTAGCGATTTTAGAATAACCAAAGGTGTTGCGATGTTTAATGGAGCATTTACGCCTCCGACGAGCATGGCTACAGCAACTGCACAGACAAGCTTATTATTGAATTTTACAAATGGCGCCGCGATTGATGTGACAGGTAAAAATGTGTTTAGTTTCCCTGCTACTCCATTAGGCTCAAATCAAACATTAATTGATTCTTCAGTTAAGAAAAATGGAAACGCGAGTTTGAGATTTGGCGACGGAGGCTATGCACAAGTCAAGCCGGGAAGGAGTACTATAAACTTTGGAACAGCAAATTTTACTATAGAATTTTGGGTCAACTTCAGGGCGCCGTGGGCAGCAGGCAAACGCCTAGTATCATATAACCATGCCGGCAGCGCAACAAGAACTAATAATCCACTCTTGATTCAAACGGAAACAAATAAAATCGGATTATATGCAACTTCCGATGGTTCATCATGGAATATCGCAAACAATCTTACTGTTTTTTCTGGTACGCCAACAACTAGTGTGTGGCACCATTTAGCTGTAACACGAAATGGCAACACAATAAGAACTTTTGCAAATGGAACGCTGGTGAGCAGCACGTCTACATCATTGGCACTGGTGAGAGTAACAACTCCGGTGTTAACATTTGGTTCTGCAGAATGTTATATTGATGATTTTAGAATTTATAAAGGCTACGCAAAGTACATTGACAGTTTCACGCCAGAATAATTCATAAAATCATTTACGTTTCATAACTCAATAAACGCTTCATGAATATTCATGAAGCGTTTATATTTATATTAAAGCTTCTCTTTTTAATATAAATAAAAGTGTCAATTAATAATTAACCCGCCTTTTAATAAGGGACTATAATGTTAGCACTAAAATTAACTGTCGCTTCTGCCGGAAGAATACTGCTGTTGAGCGCTTATGCCCCGCCCGGCCCAATACAAGTTCCAACTGGCGATGAACTAACGTCTTTTTCATTATTCATCGACGGTGAAGTTGGCACCACGGCTACGCTAAATAACAGATTTATCGATTCTTCACCAAATAATTTAACAGTGACGGCAACTTTTGCTACTGAACAGATATCGCAGAGCGCCTTTAGTCCATTTGGCACTCATGGTTGGTGTGGACGTTTTGCTTCCGGCGCTAGTTATTTAGAATTTGGTCACGCCGTGAGTTCTAGATATCCGCACTTCGATTTTATGCATAATTCTACTGCAACATTCACATTTGAGTGTTGGTTTTATCGGGAAACAGACACTGAGTCTAGATTAATAGAAAATACTATGAATCTGAATACTAATACTGGAACTCGTATTGGCATATACGCAACCAGCGCGAATACAACAAGCAACAAACTATTCATGCAAGTAGTTGGTACTACAAGCACTCTTGCTGTCGATGTTCGTTCTTCGTCAGAAATTGCACTAAATACATGGACACATGTTGCTGTCACATATGACCGCTCAATTATAACAGGCACTGCAAAAATTTATATCAACGGAATTTTAGATGGAGTAGCAGACAGAGGAGCCGGTAATGCAAATAACGTGAGCGCGCGATATCCATTGGCTGTTGGTGGTTCTGGCAATATAAGTTCAAATGGCTACACAGGCACGATCGCAGATTTGAGAATCTCAAATGCCGTTTTATATAATTCCAATTTTACTTTGCCAACTTCACCAGTAACTGCGTCATCAGCAACTACAAAACTTTTAATTCTACAGCATCAGAATAGTAGAATCATGGACAACAGTATAAACAATTTTACATGCACGCAAGTCGCTGCCTCGTTCGCGGGTGCTATTGTGCCTGGTAGCCCATACAAATTTACAATGTACTCATCTTCAACTGGAGGGTCTGCTTACATTGACGGCCAAGCTTTAATAGTTTCATCATCAACGTCATTAGTTATAGGCGAATCCGATTTTACGATCGATTGTTGGGTATATATGCGATTGACGAGAACCGGTTCTGGTGTATCTTTTGATCCGGCAATAGTATCAGGTTTACATTCTGGAGTTAATCGCAATTTTTATATTTCTGGTGTTTCTGGCAGTTTAGGGTTTGGCACTTCTACAACACGAACGTTCGAAACACCAAATCAGATTCCAATTTATCAATGGACGCATGTTGCTGTAGAAAGAAGTGGCGGCACAATGAGGCTTTATGTTAATGGGAAAACCGAAGCTACAACTTCAACAAATCTGCCTAATTTAACGCAACAGAATAATTTAGTAATTGGTGTAGGTAGAGATTTATCTACGGGAAATCTGCGTGCCCATATTAGTGATTTGCGAATTATTAATGGGCAAGCATTATTTAATGGCGACTTTACGCCACCAACAAGCATGTCTACCGCCACTTCAGGAACAAGTCTATTATTGAATTTTACTAATGGCGCGTGGATTGACAAGACGGGTAAAAGTACGCTGTCTGTTTATGCTGCTGCTGGCGCGGTGACAGGGATTAATTCTTCGGTTTATAAAAATGGAAATGCTAGTTTAAGATTTGCAAACGGCAACTTCGCGTTCATTAGACAAGGATTAACTACTATAGACCTCAAAAAATCAGATTTTACTATAGAATTTTGGATCAACTTTGTGACGTATCTAACTGGTTCAGCATCATCAAATAGGAAATACTTAGTGTGTTATAACAGGAACGGTGGCGCAACAATAACTAATAATCCACTCTTGATTCAAACGGAAACAAATAAAATCGGATTATATGCAACTTCCGATGGTTCATCATGGAATATCGCAAACAATCTTACTGTTTTTTCTGGTACGCCAACAACTAGTGTGTGGCACCATTTAGCTGTAACACGAAATGGCAACACAATAAGAACTTTTGCAAATGGAACGCTGGTGAGCAGCACGTCTACATCATTGTCATTGTTAACGCCTGGCGCAGATACAGAAATGACAATTGGTTCTGCAGAATGTTATATTGACGATTTTAGAATTTATAAAGGCTACGCAAAGTACACTGATAGCTTCACGCCTGAATAATATTATCTCGCAATAAAGCAACCGGGTTATTTTAAATAATCCGGTTGCACTTTTATAAATAGACAATAATTCTGTTTATAAAGGCGCTATTACATGCCATTAGAAATCTTAACTGAAGCTATTGCACATATTGAGGATTTAGCTCCAGAATCTTTTCTTGAGGTCATCCAAAATTTAGAAAAATATATTGCTACTGAAAAACTCGATGGCTTTAATTTTCGTTTTGGGCTTGATTCTGCTGGCAATTTATACACTTCTCGTGAAAGTAAAGGCCCAAAAGATAGGATTTATGATGCTGATGATTACGGAACTTCCGCCGCGCAATTAAAATTTGCGGCAGCTCATCGTGCAATCGAAGATCAAGCAAAAGTAATTAAATCAGAATTAAAGCCAGGAGAAGCAGTAGAAATAGAAGTTTTATTTGGTGAACAGCCAAATGCAATTACTTATGGTATCGACAATAAGAATCATATTTCGCTATTAAGAATGGTTCCTGGCGATATTGAAGAAGTAGATCAGAACAGACTTAAAGATATTTCAGCCGCTTTACTTGGAAAGACTTCAAAAATCAGAACCCCAATTTTGGATACCGATGATGGTAAACATCTCAAATTTATACCAGTAGACATGACTTGGGAATTCGTGCCGGCACAAAAAATAGACAGCGCAGAATTGAAAAGCATTGACGTGTCAGCTGAAATAGAAGAAATGAAGAATTATCTAGATTCTAAAAATGAATTGATGGACATCCCAAATAGAGAAGTTCTTGGATTAAATTTAAGCTCAGTGCCAAAAGAAGAACGTGAAAAAGCAAAAGAAGAAAGAGAAAGAGTTAAAAATGAGTTATTAGACAATTTTAAATTGCCTATTAAACAGAAATTTCTATCACAGCTTATTAGTAAAATTGAACCCAAATTACAGAAAAGTACAGTAGATCCAAAAGAAAAATTTGGTATCGAAGGAATCGTGCTGTTAGATCCACAAACTCAGGATCAAGTTAAGCTGGTTGATAAAGACACATACGGCGAGATTAATTCTTTTAATTTTGCTGCGAGAAAGAAAATATCCGGGGCGGTGAAAAAGGCAGACGTTGATGCTGAAGATGAACTATCTGGCGGCATTGAAGGTAGGGCCATGATTAGAATTGCTGAACTTTTTGGCAATCCTTTACTTGCTGTCTCTATGCAGGCGAAAAGACAAATTGAAAAATTAAATGTTGACACAGCTGAAGAAGCCGCAGCAAAAATTGCTGAGCAGACTTCAGCAAATTTCATGGATTTAAAAACAAAGATCCTTTCTGTACTAGCAGCTGCAGAAAAAGATATTAACGAAGAACTCGAAAAGTTCAAACGTGAAGCTAAAGACTATAAATTAATCCTAAAAGATGGGCGAGAAGTGAAATATACACAAGAAATAATTAAACGCACGCTAGTTCAAATTGCGGAAACCTTATCAAAAATAAGTCAACTTGAAGGGCTAATTAATAGAGCTAAATCTAAAGAAGGTTTAGTTGCAGCAATTTATGGTGAAAAGATTAAAAAGGTTTTTGGCAAACAGCTCGAAGAAGCGGTGAAACCTCGTAAAATGAAAGTTCCGTTATTACAATTTTCTGATAGATTAGCTGCGCTTTCACGGATTACTCCAGAACAGGCACATAACGCGTATACCGCGAATTTGTTGGCAGCCCTTCTTTTAATTGCAACAAATTCTAGAACTGGAATTAAAGAGCTGCATGATCCTGACCATGCGAGTTTGCAAAAATTATCTCCAGAAATGAGCGATTTAAACTTTTGGGGCGCAATTGTTTTTTATCCAGACAAGAAACACGTAAAGCCATACTTAAGTGAAGAAACAGCTGCGGCGTTGTGGAAATCAGCTAAGCGTATTTTTAAAGACAGAATAAGAACAATTCACCGCACTCTCTCAGCTGATATAAGTTATAATACTGTTAATTGGGAAGAACAATCAGATAATATGAGAGTGATCACTCTTAGGTTTGAAAATAGAACAAAGGCTATAAATATTATTCGAGCTGGAATACCTAATTTTGATTTCCTAGATCAGGCAGCGCAAAATGATGTTATTCAAAAAACATATATGTTGTTGCTAACGCATGACCCAGCATCAAGATTATTGTCAGAATTAAGAAAAACACAGAACACAAATTTATTAGGAGCAGCTGGGGTGGAAGCTAAAAACAGTCTCATCAGAAGCGTAAACAAAATCGCTGAAGAAAACCAGGTTAAAGAAACAGCAGCCGGTGCAACTGCTGCTGGTGCTGTCGGTGGAGCAGCAGGAGCTGGAACTGGCCCAATGGTTCATATGGCGCCAGCTGATATTCCAGCTACAACGGCTGCTTCAATCGCGAGCTATCCTAGTAAAATTTTTAATGGTGTAGCTATTATACGAAGAAAACGTAATTATCAACCTACTTCCAAATTCATGAAACCAGTTAAGGATAAAAAATGACTCAAAAAAATGATAAGCCATTGAGCGAAACTGCCGCTGCTGGCACACAACCAAAATTGAATCTTTCCCTTTTGAGCCAAGTAGATAACGCTCAGGCCGCCAAAAAAGCAGGGCATGAATTGTCAACCAATGACGTTCATGAAATTTTATCTGCCGCACATGAAGCTGAGGAAGAAGTTGAAACTGAAGCGTTCGGTCTAGAAACAGACGAAGGCGACATCGTAAAAGTTTATGTGAACATAAAAGATAGCGACGGTTTTGAAAAAGCTCTTGCTGATATGTTAGGAACTGAAGATGATATTGAAACTGCGCTGGAAAAACTCTCAAAATCATTTGATATCGTAGACGTGGAATGGCCAGATATGGAAGAAGAGGAAGAAGAGGAAGAAGAGGAAGAAGAATGCGAAGAGTGTGAAGGCGAAGGCTGCGAAAAATGCGAACCAGAATCAGAAGATGATTCTGAGGCAGAATTAGAATTAAGTCCAGAAGATTTAGAAAAGGCAGCTGAAAAAGAGGAAGAGGAAGAAGAGGAGGAAGAAAAAATGAAACAAGAAGAAATAAAAACATCATCATTTGGACAGAAATTTGCTCAGCGTCTAATGGCATCTTTTGGCGATACCATTACTAGTAAGTCATTAACTGAGGCCGTAGAGAAAAAAGAACTTCTTTTTGATTTATCAGACGAACAAAAAGATCTTGAGCGTAAATTCCAAGTACCTATGCAGCGCAAGATTGTTCAAACAATCATGTTAATGGGTTTCCCGGTTTCTCAATTGAAGCTCAAAATTTCAGCATTCCGCGATAGCGTAGAAGCTGCACACGATCTTTTATTAGACAATCCACAAGCTTTACGCTATTTTAAAGAACTCCATAAAACTTTAGGCCAAATGGTTGGCGCAAAAGAAAGCAAAAATGTTGAAGTGATGGAAGCAGAAAAAGAAGCCCACTTCTCTTCAATTTATCAACAGAAAATTTATGATCTGTACAAAGTGCTTGGTGTGCCAGAAGAATTATTAGGACAACAAAAGAAGACACGTTTTATCGAGCAGCTAAAAGATATGGCAATTTTAGTTATGTCTTCACCAGAACTTCGTCGTATAATTAACAACTTAGAAAAAGCACTCGGCAAAGAAGAAAAAGAACTTAGTCTAAAAATGAAATCAACAGATCGGCCAGTTGGTGAAAAAATAATGGCAGAAGAAATGTTAGCAGTTGATGCTTTAGGAAACTCACCATTTGCTCAAGCTCTAGTTAATCTCTTCAACGCGTTGGAATTAAGTGATTCAATTAACAAACAAGACGTACTTCAGAAATTGAAAAAACAAATCAGAGACGATAGGATGGAATTAAAAGGAATGTCAATGATTGTAACTAAGCTTAATTCTGTTGTTGATTTAATTAACAAGGGCAAATCAAAACCTGAAGGCGCCGAATAACTCTAATAAGGAAAAGTGAATTAAAATGGACAAATCAGTTAAATCACTTTTACAGCAAATTAACGAAGCTGCCCGCGTCTTTAAAAGGCGCGGGCAGGAAATTAAACGCGCATTTGTCTGTGCAGGTGGACCGCGCAAAGGAAAGTCTGTAAGCAAATTGACTGCCTGTTTTAAAAAGCGTAAACCATTAAAAACCCGTTTAAAATTGCGCCGGGCTGCTCGGAGAACTAAAGCTCAACGCGCAGTTAAGACAAAATTAGGCTTAAGAAAAGCTACGCATTTTAAATTGGTTCGGCTGAATAAGGCAATTAGAAAAAGATGACATCCTTTAATTATAAAGACTATAGCACTGTTAATTTAAATAACATGCGTTTTTATGATATTGAAGGGTGTCATTATCCGTCTATAACCACTGTTTTAGGTAATACGATGGAGCCAGAAAAGAAAAAGTCTTTAGAGAATTGGCGCAATTCTTTGGGTGCAGCTAAGGCAGATAAATTCTCTAAAGATGCGGCCGACCGAGGAACTCAAATTCATTTGATGTGTGAACGCTTTCTAAAAGGCGAAACCGTGGTTCAAAAACCAAATGAATTTAGTCCGCAAATAATAGGCATGTTTAATGGCCTAAAATTGAAACTCGGAAAGATAAAACAAATATGGGGTCAAGAAGTTGTTCTTTTCTCTCATGATTTAGAAGTAGCTGGCCGCTGTGATTTGATTGGCGTTTATAACGATTTCCCTGCAATAATTGATTTTAAAACCAGCACGAGGTTGAAGGATAAATCAAAAATTGGGGATTACGTATTGCAGATTACCGCATATGCAAAAATGCACAATGAAATGTTTGGCACCGAGATAAACAAAGGTGTTATTTTGATGATCACTGAACAGGGATTTCCGAGCGAATTTCATTACACCACTTCTGAACATACTTTAGCACTAGAAAAGCGCGTTAAAGAATTTTATACACGCCTTCTTGACGCATAATGGAGATTAATATGCCTCTCAATACACACCTTCAAACATTAGCTTCTACAATGCCACCGCTTGGCGCTGCCCTGGTTAACCCAGCACCAGCAGCTGAGGAACCAAATATGTCAATGGTTGCCGTTGAACCAAGCAGCGAACCACAATATCTTACTAAAGATGAAGTTATGGCAGCAGCTCAATCTGCGGCAGAAGTAGAAATGACGCCAGAAACTGATTTGCCGGCAGAAACCCCACCTACCCCTGGGTTCAGCATCCATTTAGCAGACACGATTCAATATAAGGGTGGTTCACAAGATGAACCTCAACTTAAATTCAGCGTCATCTTTAATGTGTATTTGAGTGATGGCTCAATGGTTCCAGTAAGTAGAACATTTGAGATCGATAGTGCAAATCTATTAGAAGATGCGTTAAAACAGCAAGATGGAAAAGTAATTCGTGTAGAAAGCGTAGAAAATAAAAATAGTGAATCACAAGCTAAAGTAGCAAAAAGAATGCGTGAATTAGCTGGGATTCCTCATCGGGGGAACTTCGTATGAAAACCTTAGTCCTTTCATTATCCATTAAGGATGATTCCTTATACAGCGAAATAGTTAAAATGCTAGGTGAGCATTTAAAAGAAAAGGGAATTAACGTTCTTCAACAGGCTGGGCCAGGATTAACTATTCTTAGCGGAATACAAATTATGCAGCCAGAAGATGATAAAGAGGAAGAAGAAAAAGAAGACGAAGAACAAACTCCTGAAGAACCAGAACCATCAGATTCTGATAACGAAATGGCTGAGCCAGCTGAACCAGAAGAAGTTGCTTCAGAAGAACCTGAAGCCGAAATGACAGAACCAGAAGCCGAGCCTGAGGAAATGACAGTTGCCGCTGATGTTATTGAAAGTGAAGAAGTTCCTCAAAAAGAATTTATCGAAGGTGTGCGTTCCTTCTACCTAGGAAACAGTGAATTAAAGACAGAAAAAGGTGTAAACGAATCTATTCTTTTTGTTGAAAACATCTCAGTAGATATGCCTTATGTGTCATTTAAATTCAAGGATACAACATATAGATATCAGGTTAATGAAAAAAGTGAAGAAGGTACATTTATTGAATTAAGTTGTTATACCGAGGAATTGCAATTGCAGCGTATTAAGTGTTTGCTTAAAGAAAAACAAGATCAAGAATTAGACCTTGTATTAGGCACGCAATCATGAAAAATAAAATAATTTTTCCAGAGTACGCGCAAAATAATATAAATTTTAGAATAGTATCTTCACATACTATTTCTAAATTTAAAGAAGCACAAGCATTTGACTTTAATGAAATAAACACAGCTGAATATAAAGATAAATTTTCAAAATCAACTCGTGAGATTGTTTTAATCGAATATGATTATTGGTTTAATTTTCTTTTAGAAGTTGAAAGATATTTTTTGCAGTGCGGAGAAGAAAAAAAATTACAAAGCTGTTGCGTGCCGCATGTTAAACCAATTTTAGATCAAGTGTTTAATTATATAGAAGACATTTTAGTTTCGCATGATGAATTATTCAGTAGTTCTTTAATTGAATATGTTATGAGGATTCATCGTATTGCAAGAGAACCACTCACTGACATGTTAAATGAGTTGGAAGGTCAGACAATTTTTATAGCGTTTCCGCTGGTTGCAAAAATCGTTTCTGCATATCTGCAAATGATCATGTTCAGCATGTTTGAATTTAACCATAATGTTATAAATAGCAAAATGGAAAAAGAAAAGATTTTATGTTTTACAGATTTATTAGATTTTGATGCAAAATATGAGAAGATATATGCAATAACAGAACGCGCGTGTTTGATGAAAGAGCTGTTTGATGTTAAAGAATTCGCAATAAAAAATTATAAGCATGTCGATGCGCCTCATATTGAGGCAGTGTTTAAGCAACTCGCAGAAAAGGGAATAAAGATAACAAATTTATCTGATATACAGGCATACCATTTAATGGCCGCGTAATTTAACTAACCCTTTTTGAGTTTAATATCATGGAACTTATTTTAAAACTCTTTACCAGCATCGCAAATGTGATGACACTTGAGATGTTCATCTATTTGGTTGCAATAATAATAGCTGTAAGCATTTTAGTCGTAAAATTGACATTAAAATTTTCAGACGCATTTAGAGAAGTTTTTAAATCCAAAAGAGCTGCGCAAGAAGAAATAAAATCATTTCTTGGTGAAGAACTTCAAAAAATTCAAGACAATTTATCACAGCAGATAGGTGATTCTGATCAACAGATTAAATTTGATGATGAAAGAATTAAAGAGATACTTCAGCAGAGTGTTCAAGATATCGAATTAGTTAAAGAGAAAATTGAAAGTTTGGAAAAAACGTTATTTGTTTTGAATAAAATGGTTGAAGACATTTCAGAAGATCAGAAGCATGTACATGCTGAATTAACTAGAAATATTAATGATATTGGAAAAACTTTAGCAACTTTACAAGGAATATTGTTAGTTAGCAATATGACAGTTCAGCGCTCAAATTTTGGTTGAGCAAAAATTATAAATAATAGAAAATAGTAATTTAACGAGGATGTGATGGTTAAAAGTCCGTTTATTGTCATTGAGGAATTTATATCCCCAAAACTATGTGAAGACATAGTTGAAAAGATCTGGGTTGAACAGCCAGACGTTGACAAAGATGGCGATCCAATTAAGATGGAGCGCTTCAATGAGGCGCTCCAATCTTCTCTTTACAATAAAATATCTCAGTTAGTTCCCACAATCGAAGAGACATATGATGTAAAATATCGCGGGAGCGATAAGCTGGTTTTTCAATATTACCCAGAATTTAGCAAACGTGCAGCCGAGGCTCCAGGTTGTGAAAATTCAAAATATATTCGAAAAAAGTGGGTTAAAGTAAAAGATGTTGATTTAACTGCTATTATCTGGTTAAAGTCTTATAACAATCAAATTCCATTGGATCCTGCTACTGAAGTATATGGCGGTAAATTAGAATTCCCGGCATACAATTTTTCTTTATTGCCGCAAAGAGGCACACTGGTCTTATATCCTGCAGGCCCTCATTTTATTACAGCTATTTCTCCAGTTTTGGTTGGTGATCTATATCAGATAAAACTTAATATAGCAGTTCAGCCTAAACAGGGTGGAATTTGGTTGTATAATCCGGCTGAGTTTCCTGGCACCTGGAATCAATGGTTTGAAAATTTCTTTTAATTTGTTTTCTTCCAAGATCCATCAGTAGTGGAAGCTCCCTTCCATTCTAAAAGTTGTTCTACGTTCCGCATACTTCCATTTTCATTTTCAACACTCATAAGTAAAAGAATTGTCCTTGAAGGACCAGTCTTAATTCCATTTGGCGATGATCCTGGGCCATCTGCTCCGGTTAATTTAGTTTTATTAAATTCCGGAAATTTAAAATCTGGATAGAACACGTCAGCTGCTGTTCTTGTGTCTCGAACATCTGTTAACTCGCCAGGCGGATCAATTAAAGTAACTAATTGACTTTTACTGTTAACATCCTGCGAAATGGCCTGAATATCCAAATGTGCCAGACTTCCTAGTGAAGGCGCAGGATATTGATATGTTTCGTATGGATAGCCAGCTAAAAAAGTAATTGTGTCAGTTCCTGTATTTGTTAATGAAAAATCTTTCAAACCAAAACACACTGAAGATGATCTAAAATAGCCGCCAATATTAAAAGTGCCAAGCGTTCCAAGAAGTTCATCTTTCACGACAGCAGTTGACGTAGTATAAAAACCAACTGTAATCAATCTTGCTGGCTGTCTGCCGGCTATTGCACCGATCAAACTGCCTGAAGCGCCAGAAAATTTTATTTTATCAATTGTTGCGATTTCAAGAGTAGCAGTAAATGAAAGAGTTTGTGTAGTGGATAATGATGACTCTACGGTTAAAAAATTGCCATGGCGACCAGGATATTTTGCCCTAATAAAAACCGGACCATCGAGCGTAGTTCCAGTAATTGCGGCAGTGCCAGTAGTTCCAATTAAAACTGTACTACGTTTCTCAGAAACTACTTCTAAATTAGGTAGATCTCTTTTTGGATCAAACTGTGGAATATAAGCCATTATTAATTTATAAAAACTGTAGGTGAACCCTTTTGCACTTTACCAACATGGCATGATCTGGAACAATGTTGTTCAGCTGCGTCGCCGACCCTCGTGGCTGCTCGATTGTTTATAAAAACATTAGATGAACCTTCGACCAATTTAACACTTCTCCAAAAATCGCGGCCGCTCGAATGACTGGTAGTAATATCATTTTCTCGAGCGAGTGGAAGCCCATCAGCATAAACGTCTGCTGAACCAGTTTTTATAAAATCGCCACAAGATAATCTATCTGATATTCTACCGGCTGCTGGCATACGTTAGTATTCTCTTACAAGTTAGTTATAAAAAGGTATATAATATATTTATTAAATTTGGCGGAGCATTTTTATGACAAAATTATTTGAATTTGGTAAACAAGAATATGATTTGGGGATTGTTTTAGATTCTGGAAATCAAGAACACCCATGCACGCTTTCGTTATACGCATTTAAATATTTTGTTACAATCAAATTGCCAAGGTTGATTTGGCCTGCCAAAGCACGTCGTGATTACACTTCAATAGATGGAAAACGAACAACATATTTTGATTTTCACAACCGGGTATTTGGCTTTGTAGTTTATGAAGAAAATGTTCACGCATATTATGGTAAAAGATCATTTGATTCATGGCTTGATTCAAAAGTTAAACTGTTTGGGATTCCATGGAGGCAAACGCGAAGAGTCAGATATGATTTTTATACGCCAAATCAAGAACATTTTTGTTCCATTAATAGTGAATTAAAGTTTGACGATGAATATTCTGCAATCAAAGAAGCCGAGAAAAAAGTTCCAAAGTTAGTAATATCATTTGATGATTTTGATGGTGAGAAAATCATAGCGTGTTGTTATATTGAAGAGATGGAATGGCGAAAAGGCACGGGTCTTTTTAAATGGGTGAACTATATCACTAAACCAATAATTGCGCGATCACTCGTGTACGTATTTAATAAAGAAGTTGGAAGAACAAAGAATAGTTGGAAAGGTGGGATTGTTTCTAGTTCAATTAGAATAAAAGAAGGTGATAACATTCTTGAAGTTTTTGAAAATCATCTCAAAAATGGTAAAGTATTTAAAATTGAGTCACCAAACTGCAAAATACTAGGTTAAGCGAAATCGGTTTTTCTCTTTTGAATGTATTGCGCCCCCTGTGTATCAGTACCTGCAATCATTGCCGGTAAACCAGCATGGTGGAATGCATAACACCATTCCGCTTTAGTATAATTTGCATATCTGATTATTGCATTTTCAGATTGGATAGGCTTATTAAAAATACGTTTTTTTGCACTTTTTATATCTATATAGCTATTCCATGCTGGCCTAATTTCTTTTCTGTACCACGCAACCATGGCGTGAGTAGCGTAAGTCGGATTACAGCGATTTTCACAAGTGGGCGGAATTCCAGCTAATGCCGGCGATTGAAATTTTCCGCCACCATAAAAAGCCCGTGCTAATTGATCTAAAAACTGATAAAGGCCAGTAGCTGAAGATGTTCTATTTTTAGCATAAGGATCATAATTGCTTTCTATTTGTGCAGTAATATGTATAAACAGCCTATCACTTGCGTCTAATCCAGCATCATCAATCGCTTGCGTTGGATCATATGGATATAAATCCAAGACTGCGTCAATTTGTGCTTTTATTTCAGCAGCAGATGGAGTAATTGCAGGAGCGCAAGGTGCTCTAGAAGCATATATTTGCTGCGATGGCACAAAATTCACAGAATCATCTTCTAAAATTGGAGTCACTGCTGTAGCAGAAAATACCGGACATGGTTGAGCATTTCCTCTTTCTGCCGTAATTTGTACATTGGTGTTCGTAAAAACAGTAGGCGTTCCAGCAAAAACGCCAGGATTTGCTTCACCGGATGGATCAACGCCAGCGACATCTAATGTTATTTTTCCATCTAAATATGGCAAAGGATCAGTACATCCTTTTCCAGGCAATCCTGGTAGACGTACTTCATAATGAAGATGCACTCCGGTTCCTATGCCTGTCCAGCCGTATGGTCCTCCTAAATACCCAACCGGCGTTCCTGCAGCAATTTTTTGCCCCTGACCAACAAGAACTTTACCTAAGTGAGCATATGCAGTTCTGCAAACGAGTTGACCTTTAGCATTTTGGTGTTTAACAATAACTATATTTCCATATCCTGATTGAACACCATTAAATTCTACTGTGCCATCTGCTGAGCATAATACTGGTTTTCCAGAACCGTAATTACCTTGTCCATATGAAAAATCTAATCCTCCATGCACGCTGGAACAACCAGAACAGGGTGATTTTCTTGGCCCAAAGCGTGATGTATTTCTTGAACCTGGCATTGGATGTAACAATTTAATATCTTCACCTTCTACACATCTTTTTGGTACAACAGTATAAGAACGTGTATCTATCGTTGCGGTGCCACTGTACGCGGTAATATAAAATGTGAATGTTTTCTTTTCGGCCGAATCCGCAAATGTTCCAGATAACGTTCCGCTTGCCGTATTAAATGATAAACCTGGCGGAGGCGGAGTTGTAGCAAATGAACCATCATGAAGTTTCCATGAAGTTACGGATGAAGTAGATGCGGCGAATGTTACGTTAACTGCCATTTCACAATTAACCGCAACTGAATTTGTAGTTATTTTTCCAGGCTCATCTTCAGGGGCGCCGCGATAATCTCCAGATGGGTTTCCTGCTCGATTCACATAACAATCTGCAGATTCACCAGGCAGCATGAATGTTGGCTGTCTAAAGTCAGGAATTGGCGTCCACGCCGTTGCTGCTGAAGCAGTACCTTTATCGCAGCAACTCACTTAGCATTTCCCTCAAGTTGTTCGATCGTGACATCATTAAATTCCTTAATAGCCTCAAGCTTTCTTTCTAATTCATACATTCTTCTTTCGGATTCAGCGATAAACTTTGATACATCGGCTTGAGTCGCTGATTCAACATCAATCCCTTTTGGATAAGGAGGAATTTCCATTAAAGATTGTGGAATTTTCAATTTAATAACTTCAGTTTTAATAACTATTTCTGGCTTTTGTCCAAGTGAAGCACAGCCAGTTAATAGTGCTGCCAAAATAAGGATACCTATGAGTTTCATTTTGCCCGAAATAAGGTTACCTATGAGTTTCATTTTGCGGCCTCCTTGGTACGTACATCACGTTCTTTTTGAATAGTGTCGACAGTATCTTTTAAAACGTTTGCAACTGGGCCGTCATCTTCTGGTTTAACCTTTGAAATTTTATCCATTAAAGAATCAATCTTTTGCTGATCCTTTTTCATTTTATCTTTAAGATTACGTTCTGATTGTTCTTTCAGCTTATTTGCATTTTCTAAACGTTTAATAGTCTGTTGATTTTCTACATTAACGTCAATAGCTCGTTGAAGATCGATGGCCAGCGCAGTATTCTTTTCAATTAATTCTGCTTTTTCTTTTTGGAGGGAGTGAATTTTATGTTTTACGAATAATACGCCGCCAAGTACAACGAATACAGTTACTGCGAGCACTATTAATTTAATTCGTAGTGAAGAAAACGTTGAAAGTGATATCATATTATCATATTCCATATAAAAATAAGGCCAGTATATACTGGCCTTATTTATAATAAATTAAAGTTAATTTACGCAACTAAACGAGCAGTACCTGAAGTCGCAACTGAAAATGTGATAACAACAGATGATGTTGTTGGATGAGTCACATTTTTAGGTAATACTTTACGCCCGTCATGAAGAAAAACATCACAAATTGGATATGAACGTAGGGAATGATTAATTGTCCATGTAGTTGATGCAGTACTTGTTGAAAAAATATATGTAGTGTCAGCCATATTTATTTCCCCTAAATCACACGAGCTACGCCGGTGCGTGGACTCGTAAATGTAATAGTTACAGTGCCAGTTGATGTTCTAACAACTGATGCTGGCATAATTTTAGTTTTAACACCATCAACATCAATAAGCACGTCGACAACAGGATAACCATCAAATCCATAATTAATAACCCAGGCGTTTGACGCTGTTGTTTGGGTGTGTAATACTGAGTGACCAGGTTTATAGGACATTTTTATCTCCTTAGATAAACTTAGCAACACCAGTTTGCTGTGATGAGAAAGTTATTGTTGTTCTGTTCACAGTATTATGCGTAATTGAAGCTGGCTGAACTTCCTGATCATTAATAAACACGCGAACATCTGGTTCATATCCTAATCCGTGATCAATAACCCAGGTTGTTAATGCGTATGACTGTGTGTGCTCATATGAATAAACTGGTTTTTGATTACCTTCTGTACTACCAGAAACCACAAATACTGTGCCTGTTGCAGCAGAAGCTAAAGTTACTTGCACCGTATTCTGATCGATAATCTCAATTTCATCAGGAATGATAGCTTTCTTAAGACTGTCAAAGACTTGCACTGAAACAGTACCGGCACGTAAATTATGAGTTACGGTCCACGTGCTCGATGATTGTGTCTGTGTATGTGCATAAGATGTTATTTCGCGCGTTAATGGCACCCAAACAGGTAAATTATTTGAGAATCCAACCACAATGTAAACTATGCTATCCTTGAAAACAACTTGTCCCAGTACTGGGTTAGCTGGAAATGTATCTATGACTTCCAATGCTGGATTCTGTAACTGATTTTTCTGTAGGTCGGCGTGGCCATAAAATTTCATGATTCAATTCCTTAGTTAAAAAGTTAATGACTTTTTATCATATGTTATTCTGTTGGTGCTCTCATGCCATCAGTATCGCCAGCTGAAATAATTGCTCTACCTGTCATAGCAGCTGATAACGTAACGGTTGCAGTTGTTTTGCTTGTAAGTTGAATCTCGCTAGGGATTATCATTTTGCTATTTTCATCATAAACGGTGACACTCACAATATCACAATTCAAATCATGAGTAATTGTCCAAGTAGCGGTTGATTCAGCTTGATTGTGTATATATGATTCAATATCGCGTGTCAATGGAACCCAAACTGGGTAGTCTTGAACATTAACACAGATATAAACAGTATTACCTTTGAAAATAAGTGATCCAACCACAGGATTCGCTGGAAAAGATGAAACAACTTCCAGAGATGGATTTTGTAATTGGTTCTTTTGCAAATTTGCGTTTCCATAAAATTTCATAGCAAAGATCCTATTTTAGGCGTAAGATGTTTCTTCAAAGCTATTTATTATATTTTTACTAATTTTATGTTTTATGGAACAGTTTTCAATTTATTAGAAATTTTAAGACCGAAACTTAAAAAGGAGAAGGACTAAGTCCTTCTCCTTTCCTTACTACATTAAAACAGCTTAGGCTGTAGCGATACCCATTACAACAATCTTACATGCAATAGCGGAGTTGAACACAACTGTGAGCTGTGTTGAGCTATTAAATGTGATTGATTGTGGGATCACAACTTCGTCGCCAGCATCAACAACTGTTACGTTGCAATACTTCTGGCCAAGGCCGTGTGTAACAACGTGTGTTGTAGCTGAAGCGCCATCATAGAGATGGAACATCTTGGTTGTACCGAAGGTGTTGTCACCCTTAACTGCGAGGACTTCACCAACTGTAGCTGTTGAGGCTGTACCAACATCACCAAGGTCGCCAAGCTTAACTTGACCCATGAGTGTTGAAGGAGCAACAACTGTCCATGTGCTGCCATCTTTCTGGAGGAGTGACTTATCAGCACCGGCATCAGCACCGTCGACATTGGTAAGATCGTCGAGGGAAGCTGCGAGGCTGACTGCACCGCTTGACACTGAGAAGAAGTCGCTGCTGAAGCTTGCAACACCTTTGACTGAATCGGTAGCAACTGCAACTGAAACAGTAGCGGTTGAACCAACAACAGCTGTGGAGATAGCGCCTGAACCCTTAACATCAAATGAACCACCAAGTGATGTAGCGGCTGAGCCAGTGTCACCACCGAAGGTCATTGAAGAGTTAGCAAGTTGAGCATTATCGATACCAGAAGCTTTCACAGTGACTGTACCGTCAACTGCAACGGCGAAGTCATCGCTTGAGAACTTAGCAACACCGAGTGCGGATGTTGTAGCTGTTGCGACTGTGATTACAGCTGTTGAACCTGTTACGGCAACGTCAACACCTTGAGCAGCTACGCCGTCAAATGTGATTGTGCCACCGAGAGCTACTGAACCAACTGTACCCTGGTCACCAGCGAGGCTCATTGAGCTGTTAACAAGCTTGCCATTCTCGATTGAGCCGGCCAACATAGCGTTGGTGACACCGAGAGGAGCGATTGCGAGTTGTGCAGCTGATGATGTTGAAGCAGCTGAACCGTCTGTTGTAAGTAAGAGACCGCCAGCAGAGTAGAGATCAAGACCGACTTCATCAGTTGGGAGCTCTTTGACACCAGCACCGAGGTTAATGTCAAGAACGTTACCAGTTTTGGACATACCGACACCGGCAGTGATCTGACCAGCACCAGTAAACTGAACCCAGGCGCTGCCTGAATATACATAACCAGTTTCAGTTGCACGATCAAATAATGCCCAGCCGTCAGCTGGAGAAACACCTGCATCCCATGTGTTTGTGGCTGTTGCTGTATAAACTTTGCCGTCGGCAGTGTTTAAGAAGCGATCACCAGTTGTAGCTGTACCTGGTAATGATGTACCAACGCTCTGCACTGGCTCTTTCCATGACAGACCTGAGGCTACTGAATCAACATATGACTTGTTGGTAGCATCGCCAGGGTTTGATGGAGCGCCAAGGCCAGTGATTAAGTTGCTGCCCATTGCGAGGTTGCCAGACATTGAATCACCAGATGCGTTGACGTATGTTGCATCAACGAGAGCTGTGATATCGCTTGTTACTACTGCGGTTGAAGTTGTTACGCGGCCATAGGAGTCAACGGCAAATTTGCTGAATGCAGCTGTACCAGAGAATGGAACAACAGCGAGGTCAACAAGAATGTCGCCAGCGTCTGTGCCTGAACCGTTTGTAACAACAACACGGTTAGCTGTACCAGCAACATCTTTACCAACCATGGTGCCATCAGCCTTACGGATCATGATGCCATCGTCAGTTGTGTTGGCTAAGCTAACAAGTGTTGCGTCAAGTGAGAGAGTGATGTTTGCAGAAACACCTGTGCCGGAGCTGACAGCAATACCGTCAGAACCAACAACTTCACGGGTTACAGCTGAACCGTCACCTGTACGGACGATAATACCTGTTGTTGAAAGACCTTCAAGAGCTGCGAGGTCATTTGCGAGAGCGATTGTTGGGTTACCAGCGACGCCATCAGCATTTGTGATTGACATACCAGTTGGCACAACGATTTCACGTGAAGCAAATGTATCAGCGCCTGTTTGAACAAGAATACCTGTTGATGTCTTGTCAGCAAGGGCGTCAAGACCGGCGTCATACTTCTGAACACCTGAATCTGAACCGATTGTGACGTCTGTCCAGGTTGAACCAACTAACTTGATTAATGAGCCAGCAGCTGCACCTGTAAGATCTACGTCGCCGAGTTGGTCGAGTGATACTTGACCAGCGAGGCCAGCAACAGTAACATCTTCCCACTTGCCTGAACCGCTGTTGTACTGGAGTAAACCTTTATCAGCAAGACCAGCAACATCAACGTCGTCAAGCTCAGAGAGTTGGTTGTTTGAGTTTGAATAGATAGCAAGCTTGTTGATAGCATCGGTAAAGCTTGTTGGAGCGCCGCCA